AATAAGAGCATCAGATGATGCAACAACTCCTGTACCAACATAGGAGGGATTAAATCTTTCAATAGCAGAACCAGAAACACTAAAGGTTCCTACACCAACATAGGATTCGGTATTCTTCTCTACCGCAGATCCAGAAATCGTGATAATAAGATCTTGATCTGGTGGGTTAGCACCAAATACAACGGCAGATCCAGATAATGCACTAAAGGATCCAAAAGGAGTTAAGTTGGAAGAATAACTTGATACATTTCCATAATCATCTTCTTCAGTTACAACATTTTCAATAGAACCATAATCTTCATAAGAAGGTGTAGAAACTAGGTCAGCACCATAATCATCAACGGTGAACGTAGTTCCTACGGAAGATTCATTGTAGTCAAAAGTGCGGGTTGCTGTAGAGATACCGCTATAATCTGCTTGACCTTTATCTTCTGGAATATCTGTTGTAGTAGTAACAAGTCCGTAGTCTTCTTGATCAGTATTATTCGTAGAGACCTGACCAAGATCTACAGACTCAACCGATTGGGATGTTACCAGTCCCCAATCTTCGCTGCTAAAAATACTTGGATAGAGATATATCTTCAGAGCCATCGTACTGTCCCCGAAGATAGATATGGAGATGTGATCCTTTCAGATCCATTATCTAACTCAAATACCGTACCAAATCCAATCCATGTTAAAATAATTCCACAGAAAATTATATCATCAGTATTCAAATCATCATACTCAATAAAGTTAGATGGTTTGAACGTAGACTTAGATTTTCCTCTTGCTTTGAATAGAGTGCAAGAATTTTTGATTTGCTTTGGAGTTAAGATATTTTCTTCTGCATCGTACTCAACAGGATCTTCCAACGCGCCAGCATCTTCCATCTCATCTGGAGGAGAATCTATAGATCCATAATCCTCTTGAAGATGATAGACGCCTAAGAACGAATTATAGTAAAAGATTTGATGCATTCTACTTGCCTCTTTCTTCAGAAAAAAAGGGATTGCTAAGCAATCCCCAATATTTCCTTAGATTGGTATCATTACAATATAAACTATTTATTACTCAAGGGAGACGTTTAGAGTAACTTTGATTTGGTCGCCATTGTTTTGAATGTTGTAAGGACCATTTGTGAAGGTTTCAGCATAGAACACTGAAGGGAACAACGTGCAAGTACCAACTCCAGCCATTGCAGGTGTGGTTGTAAACTTGGTCGTTGTTGGTACGGTATGAACTGTATAAGTACCAGTGGTAATACCAGAAACAGCAGCTCCTCTTGTACCAATAAAGAGTACATCTCCTGGTTGTAATCCATGAGCAGTTGCTAGTCCACTTGTACTATCAAAGGTTTGAATCTCAGTGTAAGAGAACTGAACAGTTGATCCAGTCGCAACCTGAATGTTTGCCTCTAGTGCTTTATCAAGATAAATTTGTTGAGTAGCACGATCAATACCAACTACCTTAGTACCAGTTTGAATACCGATTTGCTGACCAGGAAGTGCTAAGTGAGTTGCAGCCATACCAACAGTAATTGATCCAATTCCAATTTGAGCATCAATAGTAACATACAAGTTACCTAAAATACCAATAGTTGGATCAGTATCATTTCCTAAAGCCCATTTTGTTCCAGTTGTACCAACGCCAACACCTTCTACACCCTGAACGTTTCTAGGCATATTTTGTGCTCTAGCAAGATAATAACCGTAAATATCACCAGCTGCTGAGCTAAAGGTGAAGGTTTGTTCTGGATAAGTTGAAGTAGTCGCTGTTCCAGTAGTGCGGATTGTCCAACGTGATCCGTTTAAGAGAATACCATAGTTGTTGGTATAATCTTGATCTGTTCTGTTATTGATGCAAGTTGGATATCCAGTAGCAACTACTTCACCATATGAACTGGTTGCCTGGTTTACATATGGTTCAAAGAAGTGATTGATTGATGGAGTCAACTGATCTCCAGTTTCACCAACCGCAACGTTGGTGTCACTTCTAAAAAGTTTAAGAATTAAATTTCTTGGTGAAGTATTTTCTAGATCAGTTACATGATTATTTGCTCCGACTAAATAACGGAGTGACTCAATTTCACCAATCTGTGGAACTAAGAGTGTCATCTAAAGCTCTCCCGTTTACGTTTTTTAGATTACTAATGTTATTTATTACAAAATCAATTTGAGTGATATAAGAAATCTTTTAATATTTAGTGAATTGATTACTTCAAATCTAAGTATATCTCCTGCCCTAATAGCAGTGTCCCACCCAGTTAAAGTATCATCAAATCCCTTATTTGTATTTAGAATAGTTGGATAAGACCCTGTTCCAGCAATAGAAACAAAATTTGGAAAATCTGTGTAATTTGATTTTAAAATATCGATTCCCAATGTTCCAGTTTGATCTGCAAATATTTTCCAAGAGTCAATTACTCCACTTACGTCAAGAGTAATCGACCCCTTAACTCCTGGAACTAAGTCAAGAGATCCACTATCAAATGAAAAATTAATAGTTCTTGTTAAATCTGCAGTTGTAACAAGAGCAACTATCCAAACATCATCACCAACTTGTGGGGAAGTGGTGAATATTATACTTGAACCAGATATAGTATAATCCTCTTCTGGTTCAAGTATAATATTATTTTGACTAACAATTAATTGTTGATCATTTATTGGAGTATATGCAGCACCATCGTCATATAAAGAAAACGTTTTTCCAATACCATTAAATCCAGATGATATATCATCTAATATAATGTTATTATATTGTAAAGACTTTGTAGGAATTTCATAGTTAACTCCAACATCATACTTAGTTGGAGGAGAAACCGTTACTCTTTTTGATGGTGATGATAATCTTACATTATAATGAGTCATAATGTAACTCCAGGATTAACTATTATATTGCCTTGAATAACTCTAGACTTTGTACTTGTAGGGGAGGTAAGGACTATATCATAAACATACCTACCCTCAGACAATGTAGAGGTTACAGTGCTAGCCATCGATACTGCTATTTCACCAGCAAGTCGATCAACAAATGCAATTGCAAATGATTTTGAACTTGTAGAAGCATAATGCTTTCTCAATTCTGCCTCTGCTGTATATCCAGTAAGATTTAATGCAGATCCATCATCATTCGTAATGGTAAAAGTTGCCTCATAATCTGATCCCTGCTCGATAGTTAAGTTAATATTTACAGGAGCCATCTATCTTATGTTTTATTATAAAGTTATTTAGATCTGAGGGTGGCTTATAATCTTTTGAAGATCTATAATGAATATAAAAAATGTTTATCTTAATATATAATCTGTACGCTTTTAGGTTGGGGTTTCCTAACAGGTGGTCTGTAAAGATTGGGCCAAGTATCGTGAATAATCTCTACGAGTTTGTATGGAGTTTCTGAGGATATCATCAACTAAATCCCTTCCTTGATTTGATAAATGTAGTGATCAGAAGTCTCAAAGGTTCTTGTATTTTCTACAGAATACAAATTCGTATCAATCTCATATCCTGGATTTGACTGGATACGATTGAATGTCCAGGCACTATCATACCATATAATTCTATTATTTGGATATGCATAATAATTACCAGTTTCAACCTTGAACAAATGAGCACATTTATGTTCTGGAGTTTCTGAGTAATTAAAATCCGTCATTCCCTTATTCTCAAATCCCCAGTCAAGAGTGAACATATAATCACCTTGAACTTTAGTATTATCAGGACGAATAAGTTCTGCTTTCAGTCCAGCAAGACGATTCCTTCTTTGTACATCCACATAAGAAGAGAAGCAATCCCAATACATGATTTGATTGAGAGGTTCTATTTCTGCATCAGGTTTCCAGCAGAGTGAATGTAATGGTCTTCTTGTCCAGTTTACACCATTCTCCAGAAAACATTCGAATAATGGAACTCGTTTCTCCATACTTGCGACAGAGTGAACATCACATTTCGTAACTTCACCTTGCCCTTTTTTGTGATTATATAGAAATTCGTTGCGAATATAACAACTCCAATCAGGTAAGTTATGATTCAAATAAGACATTTTGTAATACTCCTTGAGGTTTTATAGTAGGGACATCAGAAAGAGGAACACTCCGAAACTTATGAATGCTGCGAGGATTGTGAGCATTTATCTTGTGTATTATACAGAGACTACTGTGAGAATGATTGATGGAATAGCAGGAACAACTCCACTTGCAGTCCTTGCTTTGATTTCAACGTGAATATCAGTAGAACTCCACATAAGTTCATAATAATCATTCGCAGAAGCAGATACTACATAATTCCAAGCAGCAATTGCTTCTGATGATGTTCCCTGAACTGAAACTTCTCCTGCACTATTTGGGACATCTGTCCCATTTTTTTTCAACCAAATATAAACGTGTGCTTGAGAACCTTGTGACTTATCAATTTGTAAAGAAAATTGAATATTATATATTCCAGAGTTTGCAATGACAATATGAGAACTATTTGCTATTGATACTTGATTTGATATATCAGTCGTATTGATTGTA